CAGGGTACTGTAGATTTTTGGAGCACTTCATTTATTAGAGGAATTACTTTTGATAATTCTATTATTTTAGTGGATGAGTTTCAGAATCTTAATTTCCATGAATTAGATTCTATTATTACTAGGGTGGGTGAGAATTCTAAAATTATGTTCTGTGGAGATGCAACACAGACAGATTTGACTAAAACTAATGAGAGGAATGGGATAGTTGACTTCATGCAAATCTTGCAAAATATGCCGTCCTTTGATACAATAGAGTTTAATGCAGAGGATATCTGCAGAAGTGGTCTCGTCAAAGAGTATATCATTTCAAAACTTCAATTGGGCATAGAGATGTAATGTTTAATCATGTTGATCTTGATCTTCCTCAACTAGAGAGAGAAACTATTGATGGTGTGAGATATTATCAAACTCCTGAAGGTAATCAGAAACTTGTTTCTATTACTTCTATTATTAGTCACATTAATCGTCAAATTTTTATTGATTGGCGTAAGAGAGTAGGAACAGAGGAAGCAGATAAAATTACAAGAAAAGCCACGAGTAGGGGCACTGATTTTCATACTCTCACTGAGAAACATTTAGATAATAAAAAATTTAAATCAGGTGATGTTCAACCATTGTCTGAGTTTATGTTTTTACTTGCTAAGGATGAATTTGGTAAGATTGATAANATTCATGCTCTTGAAAGTTCATTGTATAGTTTGGAGTTGGGGATAGCAGGAACTGTTGATTGCATTGCTGAACATGGGGGTGANCTTGCTGTAATTGATTTTAAGACCAGTAAAAAACCCAAGCCCAGGGGGTGGATTGATCATTACTTTGTACAATGTGCTGCATATGCTTGCATGTTATATGAAATGACTGGTATAATGGTAAAGAAATTTGTCATTATTATGTCTTGTGAAAATGGAGAATGTGTAGTTTATGAAGAATACAACAAGAGAAAGTACATCAACTTACTATCCGAATATATTGGAGAGTTTGTTGAATTTAAATTGCAAGAATATGCCAAAATCTGAAGAAGCATCTAGCTTTAGTGAGTTAATAGAAAATAAATTTTATTGTTCTCGCAAATTTGTTGAGGAGATAGAATCTATTGCTAAAGGAAATAAAGAGATGAAGTATATCGATGCTATTGTTCTTTTTTGTGAGAAAAATAATATTGATGTTGAATCAGTTCCTAAGTTAATTTCTAAACCTTTAAAAGAAAAGATCAAAGGTGAGGCTATGGAATTAAACCTTTTGAAGAGAACCTCTCATGCAAAACTCCCCATCTGATTTATTAACTATGCAGATGCATTTAATATTGTGAATATTAGTGAATGATGCCCTTTGATGCTTATAAATGTTATCTTGCGATGAAGAATCACTTCACCAAGGATAACTATGATTATATTAAATATCGTGGGAAGACCAGAGCAACCCATCAAGCCTTCTATAAGAGGAAGGATAGGTTTTGGTTTGAAAAATTTGCAAGACAGAAGAAAGATAAAGAAGTAGAAGAGTTCTTTGTATCAAATTTTATATACTCTACTGATCCAGGAACCATGTGGATTGGTGAGATGATTAAGGAGGGTGAAGGAAGATATACTGAATGGAAGAAGAAGATACAATCACTTTCTTATGTTTTTAAGGAAGAAGTTGATAGTCTTTTTGATAATAAAAAAGTAGATGATATATTTGATTGTTCTAAAGGTCATCCAGTAATATTGAAAAGTTATTTGGGAGGGAATACCTCACTTGAAACTTTGGTAATTTGCGATAGGATATTGGGATATGGGAAGGATTTTGATAAAAAATTGACTGATCCTGTGTGGGAAACTGTTAGTCGCAAGATCAAAAAATATTCTCCTTTCCTAAATATAGATGTACCACGTTATAAAAATATTCTTAAGCAGGCAGCAGGATTATGAGCTTCTTTGAGTCTGAGATTGTCCAAGAAGAGATGAAAGAAATTGCTAGATTGCAAGAAGCAGTCTATTCAAAACTTTTTGCTTTCGCTCATATGGGTAAGAGGGAAAAATTAGAACATGTTGAAATGCTTGAAACTCTTTTGAAGAAACAACAAGTTCTTTATACTAGATTGAGTTTATCTGATGACCCTCAAGCACAAATCATGAAAGAGAACATCATAAAATCTGCTAAGGAACTGGGATTTCCTCCTAATATTGATTTAGGACATATGTTTGCCAACATCACTGGTGTTGTTGAAAATATGAGAAAGTCTATTGACGAGTCTTGACTTAAGTGTTATTATAATCAGGTACATATAAACCAAATACAACCAATACGAGGTATACAAATGGGTTTTTCCGACCTTAAAAAACAAAGCTCTTTGGGCTCTTTGACCAGCAAACTGGTAAAAGAAGTTGAGAAGATGAATAATACTGGTGGAGGTGCTGATGAGCGTCTCTGGAAACCAGAAATGGATAAGAGTGGTAACGGTTATGCTGTTATCAGATTCCTCCCTGCTCCTGACGGAGAAGATTTGCCATGGGTTAAACTATTTTCTCACGCATTCCAAGGTCCTGGTGGGTGGTATATTGAGAACTCTCTCACTACCATTGGACAAAAGGATCCTCTTGGAGAATTGAATCGTGAATTGTGGAATAGTGGGAATGAAAAGGATAAAGATACAGTACGAAAGCAAAAGCGTAAGTTGTCTTTCTATGCAAACATTTATGTTGTAAAAGATCCTGCTAATCCAGATAATGAAGGAAAAGTTTTTCTTTATAAGTTTGGTAAGAAGATCTTTGATAAGATTATGGAAGCAATGCAACCAGAATTTGAAGATGAGACTCCAATCAATCCCTTTGATTTCTGGCAAGGTGCTAACTTTAAATTAAAGTTACAGAAGAAGGATGGTTTTTGGAATTATGACAAGTCTGAATTTGATAGTCCTAGTCCTTTATTATCAGATGATGATGCTTTGGAAACACTATGGAAGAAGGAGTATTCTTTGACTGCCTTCGTTGCTGCTGATCAATTCAAGTCATATGATGACCTGAAGAAGCGTTTGGATTATGTTCTTGGTAACAGGAATACCAATCGTCCTGCTCCTGCTCAAGAAGAAACTGAGTATGATTCTTATGCAGCAGTTGAGAAGAAGAAAGTAACTGAGGAAGAAGTTCTTAAGAAATTAGAGACTTCTTATCAAGAATCTAAGGCTGTGAATGAAACAGCAGCAGAAGATGATGATCCTTTGAGTTACTTTGCTAAGTTGGCAGAAAGTTAATTAGACTTCATATATTATTTCAACTTTTAATTCCAAAATCGGGCAGGAAAAATCCTGCCATTTTTTTTGACCCTATTACTTTTTTCGTTAACTGTATAATCTAATATTATCTCCTTTTACCAAATTTTTTGATACATATTGACTACTACCTGGTTTATACGGCATTATCTTTTCGAGATTATTTAATGTTAAAGTGAGATAATAACCTTTTAATACAAAAATATTTCTTCTACTATTTTGAATTTTCTCTTCATATTCATAGTTGGTTATNGNAGTAGTAATATTGGTAGCATTNGATAAAATGCCATTATCATAATATTTCATAGAATAGTCTTCTGGTACTTCCATACCCTTTTTGATCATTATCATCCCTTTACTGTTTTTAACTTCAACTGTTTCATAGTGATGAGCAGTATTAAAGGCATCTTCTGTTTTATATTTGTTTAAAAGATAANTATAGAAAGCCTGNTCTGTTAGGGGCCATTCATTTTCAAAATTTATAATATTATTAGTTAAAAGGATCAACCAATCTAAGTATTGATCGCCATAGAATTTAAAAGCTATCTGATCTGGTCTTTCATCTCCGACAATGGTATATTTGGTAAATTGCGTAATATCTCCAAAAAGATTGTCTGGTATTTTTACCCTTTTGAAAATATTTTTTACTTGAATATATTCTGATATGAGTGCGTTTGGAAAACGACTGACATAATCAAAATTAGGTAGGTTTGAAAAGTAAGGTTTTGCCATTGGTTAGAATCCCATATCGTCCCAGTTGTCTTCTATTTCATCAGCATAGATTGGCTCTAGTTCACCGAATGACATGTCAACTGCATATGAGGTGACAGATCCACCGTCCAAATAAGTAGCATAACTTCCGTCTGGAGTGTAATTCACTCCAAAACTTGTCATAGCCATTGGCTTAAGTTTATTTAAGTAGGGGTGCTGAGTATTGGTATCATTATATATGTATTCTAGTTTAAAAACTCTAGGAGTTTTTAAGAATATCCCTTGACTGGATCTTTGGGGAGCCATATTCCTTTTAAAGGTTTTGATGATCTTTTTAATCTCTAGTGCTTCAGTCTCGCTTCTAGGTGTAAATTTAAAATTAAAGGAAAAAGTTCTTAATCTGGGACCTGAAAATAAGAGTTCTAAATTAGGATTAACTACATTTCCGGTTGCTCTTGCTTGGACATTAGCGTTTACAGCTTGTCCTGCGAAGTATGCCTTTATAAATCCTTCAGTGCCTGGATCACTTGCCAATTTTGAAATATCCTTCATCGCGCCTTCTGCAGCATTCTTTAATGCAGTCAAATCCAGGTTGGCAACGCCCCCTATGATGTTTATAGCAGCGTCAGCACCCATCTTCTGGAGAAAATTAAGTTTATCGCCGCCCCAATCTACACTATTAGTTTCTGATATATTGGGTTGCATCGGAAGGATGACGGTTTCTAAAGGATTAGTATATCGCTGCGATACACTTTGACCTGGCATGG